GCAGAATGGGAAGATTTAATTGTATGTTTGGGAGGCTCAGATGCAGGTGGCGGTATATGGCCTGTTGCAGGCGCTAAAATGAAGACAACAGGTACATTTCAAGACGGCAATGGGTTATGGAATACACCAAATGTTGCTACAAATGAAAGTGGTTTCTCAGTAGTACCTGCTGGCTGCAGAACTTCAGGGTTCATAAATCTTCATGCAAGAGGCAGCTTCTGGACTTATGATCAAGCTACATGCATCAATTTCAATAACGGTGCTTCATACGTCTATATTGGAGGTGATGCACAGACTGTCGGTTACTCCGTACGGCTAAAGCAAGGTGCACCTCCTACTCCTACTTTAACCCCTACCTTAACTCTGACTCCTACTCCTACTTTAACCCCTAGCCAGACACCTACCGTTACACCATCAATCCCTGCGTCAGGTATTGTTACTGATGGACTAGTATTGCATTATGATTTTAGTAATCCTAGTTGTTACCCAGGAAGTGGTCCTAATATAACCGATCTCTCTACTGCTAGCAACCCCGGAACCGTTGTAAATAACTATGGTGCAATTTCATATATTAGCAATGGAACAGCTAGTTACTTTAATTGGTCAACTGATGCAGGAGGTAATGGATCCAACTCATTTAACGGTTGCATCAATACAACTTCAACAAACGCATATCTGGATTTTACTATGGTTCTGCAACCTGATTTTACTATGAGTGGAATGGGGGGTATATTCAGTATTCCTGGTGATAAAAGTTTAAGAGTTTATAATAATAACTGGACATTACCTAACCCTGGTAATAACGATGATTGGTCAGCATCACCTACAACATTTTATGTAAACGGGCAGGTAAGCAGTCAATTAATACCAGGGTGGAATATATTTGGTGGAGCAAAGAATAATAGTAACCCAGCATTCCCTGATGTTGCACAATTATATATTGGTACTAGTGGTTATGAAAACCGTAATATGCAAGGTAAGATTGCTGCGGTACTAATGTATAATAGAGTGCTAACGCAATCAGAGCAGTTACAGAATTATAATGCACTTAAAGATAGGTTTGGATTATAAAATGAGGTTGGCTTTAGCCCTTGGAGTAACATGATAGTAGTCCCAATACCAGGATGTCAGTAAAAAACCAGATAATATATAGATCTTTTAATAGTATACTATATTATAAATAATACTATATGGCAGACTCTAATCGTGAATCTACGTTCGGCAGAAATTTAATGAAGTTTATCTCTTCCAATCTACCATATCAATCAGTAGATACATCTGCAAAAATTAATGCCTTAAACCCCAAATATGAGTTATTCTACAACCAGGGTACTAAAGTGGAGGATGCTTTATCCAGACAATCAATTTCAAATTCACCAACATATTCTGAGGACCTGTTCGCCAATGTATTACGTAATCGTGATTTCCATGATTTCATGTATGCTAACATACAACCAGATAAATCCCGCAGATTGATGGATTACCGAGTCATGGCTGCTTTTGCTGAAGTAGCAGATGCATTGGATGAGATTTGTGATGAATTTGTAAACAAAGATGAACAGGGTGAGATTGTTAAAGTTGTCTTTAAGGATACATCAATTTCTGAACAACAGAAAAATGAAATACGTAAGGAGTTTCAAAAATATATTGGATTTTTTCATCTAGATCAAAAAGGCTGGGAATATTGTCGCAATCTTTTGGTTGACTCTGAGCTTTACTGGGAACATATTATTCACAAGGATTATAAAGATAGAGGTATCCTCGGCATATTGCAGGTTCCCTCTGATACAATGGATCCTGTTTATCAAAATGTGCAAAATTTAAAAGTAAAGGGATATTTACTAAGAAAACCAGTCTACGATTCTAAGAACCCTGGTAAAATAGTAAAGACAGAATTGGTTCCAATGGACATGAACCAAGTTACATATGTAAACTCTGGGATCTGGAATGAATCGAAAACTATAAGATTGCCATTTATTGAAAACGCTAGACGCGCCTATAGACAATTATCGCTTATAGAGGATTCTATTGTTATCTACAGGCTTGTCAGAGCCCCTGAGCGCTTAGTCTTTAATGTAGATGTGGGTAATATGCCCCCACCTAAAGCAGAAGCATATCTGAGAAAATTAATGACACAGTACTGGTCCAAGCGTACATTTGATGCAGATCAGAATGCTGCAGTACAGAAATTTAACCCTCAATCCATGCTAGATAGCTTTTGGTTTGCAAAAAGAACAGGAAGTGAAGGCACTAATGTCACATCACTCCCCGGTGGTCAGAATCTCGGTGAACTTGCTGACCTGATATATTTTGTTAAAAAGCTCTATAAGTCGCTCAAAGTACCGGTTAACAGACTCAACCCTGAGGATACATATAACGATGGAGCAAATATTCTTAGAGAAGAATTAAAATTTGCTAGATTTGTAATTAGACTACAGCAGCGCTTTGCTTCAGGTATTAAACCTGGTTTCTATACACATCTCAAGTTAAAAGGTATAGCAGATAAAGTAGGCATAAGAGAAGATGGCTTTGAACTTACTTTTAATGTACCGACAAACTTTTATGAATTAAGAGAAAGTCAAAAATTTCAGATTAAAGCAGAAAACTTTAATTCTATCACACAGAGTGATCTCATATCTAAAACATATGCACAAAAAAGGTACCTTGGATGGACGGATACAGATGTTATGGCGAACAGAGAATTTTTACGCAAAGATAAAGAGCTGCAGTGGGAGTTGGCACAAATTGAAAATAATGGTCCAAATTGGAGATAAGCAGGTGCCACTGTTCCTGGTGAGAACGGCAGTGAAGCTGGTATGGGCGGTGGAACTGCACCTGCAGGAGGTCCACCTGCATTTGGACCTGCGCCCGGAGCTCCAGAAGCTGAAGGAGAAGCTAGTGGAGAAGGTGGTGGAGAAGCTGGTGGTGTTGCAGCTCCAGCACCAGAAACTGCTGGTGGTGGTGAAGCTTCTGCGCTTCCTAAATAACTTCTGTATAAATAATATTAATGGCGTGTACAGATATAACTCCGATAACTGCTTTTCAAAGTACTAATCTCAATAGCAAGATATCTACTTTTACGCGTCTCTCTGATCGCATAATGCGCACCCTGGGTGCACCCTTAATTAATGTAGAAATACATCATGATCAATTGTTTGAGAATATAAGCATAGCTTGTGAAATGTTTACTAAGTTTGCTGGCTATACTGAAGAATATCTTGTTTTTGATTCTGATTTATATAAAGATGGTAAAGGTGTAAAGTTAGATGAACTGTTTAGCATAACACCATTTTTTAATAAAAATATATCTCCTTCACCCCTTGTGTATGTATCATTATCCTCTATACCTGGCAGTACATTTGCTACATCCTCCACCTTAAGCTCAACATATATTGATGGTATTTTTAAGAATCAAATTTTAACAAAAACAAATTATCTCAGTGTTATTAATTTTGACAACACACTGGCAGTAAATTTTATTAATTCAAATAACTCTCAAGAAACTTTTGTTAATAGCTTTGATTATGATATAATGGATTATAGAAAAGTTATAGATCTTTTTGATTTTGAGGAAGGTTCAACAACTGGTGTAAACACCCTCTTCACCATAGAGCAGACATTAGCGCAACAAACATATTTCAGCTATGCCATGGGCAACTATGGATTTGATTTAATTAGTTGGTATGTCCTTAAAGACTGGATGAAGATGAGGGAGAAGCTTCTGGCGCAAAAGAAGTATTATACATTTGATGAAAGAACTCAATATATGGTATTATACCCACCACCCAGAACGCCAGGATCTGGAAGCAGATTTTATGGAATTATTGCATGCTATGTAGAGAGACCACTGAGAGACATAATTAAAGAGCCATGGGTATATCAATATGCACTAGCACTATCAAAAATATCTGTCGGCAATGTGCGTACTAAATACTCAGGAACAAATTTATTTGGTGGTGGTCAAATAAACGGTACAGATATTCTTTCACAGGGTCTTGAAGAAAAAGGGAAACTTGAAGAAATGCTACAATCCGGTCCTCCAGGATTTGGTGATGCAGCTCCTCCAATGTTTTTTGTCGGATAATGCTACCTCTCAAAAAAGACGATAGCTACCGCCAGGGTATATTTAAACCTAAAAACGCATCTAAATATGTCGGCAAGGGAATGCCAGTCTATAGAAGTGGGTGGGAGCTCAAATTTTTTAGATGGTGTGATGATAATGCTAATATATTAGAGTGGGCCAGTGAATCTGTTATAATACCTTATGTAAATCCTACAGACGGTAAAGTGCATAGATATTATACGGACGGGGTTGTAGCGATAAAAGAGAACGATAAAATAGTAAAATATATTATAGAAATTAAACCTAGCGCACAAGTAGTAGCACCTATCAGAGGAAAAAAGAAGCAAAGTACTATACTATATGAGAATTATAGGTATATTCAAAATCAAGCTAAGTGGAAATCGGCAAAAGAATGGTGTAATAAACATGGGTATAAGTTTTTAATATTGACAGAGAGAGAGTTGGGAATAAGTAAAAAGTAATACAGAATGAATAAATATTTCTATGCCGCTTAAGCTCATTGTAGAGACACCACAAGAAAATAACGACTTTGAGTATATTTATGAAGAAAAGAATCATAAAGAAGCTCCTAAGCTTTTTATTTCTGGTCGTTATATGATGTGTGAAACAGTCAACAAGAACAAGCGTATATACTCACGTGAAGACATGGAGAAGGAAGTGAGTCGTTATGTAAAGGAAATGGTTGAAACAAAAAGAGCTATGGGCGAACTCAATCATCCTGAAAGTGCAGATGTGAATCTCGCTAATGCATGTCATTTGGTAACTACTTTAAAGTTAGATGGTAATTACGTAGTTGGTAAGTCACAAGTCCTCTCAACACCTGCAGGCAAGATAGTGGAATGTCTAATCAAAGATGGTGTAAAGGTGGGAATGTCATCAAGAGCTTTAGGTGAATTAAAAGAAGAGAATGGTGTCAACAGAGTCAATAATATGAGATTAATTGCAGTTGATTGTGTTGCAGATCCTTCATGTCCTTCAGCTTTTGTTAATGGTATTCTAGAGAGTAAACAGTATGTTTTAAAAAATAACGGTGAATTAGAAGAAATGTATGAAGCTTTTGAAAAATCGTTATCAAAACTTCCAAAGCATGATATTGAATCGTTTTTAAAGGAAAAATTTATTAATTTTATTAGAAAAATTAAGTAATTGTAATAAATAATCTTATGGCCGAAACTACAACAAACAAAGATAATAATAGTGCAAAGCTATTAAACTTTGTAAAGCACATTTCTCAAAAAAATTACGCCGAAGCTAATAAATATTTACAAGAAGTTGTTAATTCGAAGCTTAAAGCTAAGATTGAAATAGCTTCTAAAAACAAATTATTTTAATTTATGAGCAATATATCAGAAGTACTTAAGGAAGCAACAAAGGATTTTCTTTCAGAGGAGACTCTAAAAGAAATAGAAAACGTTTTTAATACAACAGTTAATGAGAGAGTTGAACTCCATGTTAAAAAAGCTCTCACTGAACAAGATGAAGATTATTCTGCTAAGCTAGAGAAGCTTATTGAAGCTATCGACACAGATCATACAGCCAAGCTTCAGAAAGTTGTTGAAGCAATTGATACAGATCGCGCTGCTAAGCTTAAGACTGTTATTGAAAAATATGAAACAGCCTTACAGAAAGAAGCAGCAACTTTCAAGAATGAATTAGTTGCAAAAATTTCTAAGTATCTCGAGGTTTATCTTGAGAATAAGATTCCTGAAGCTTCTATTAATGAAGCTGTTAAGAATAAGAAAGCTGTAAAGGTGCTAGAAAATATAAGAAATATTCTTGCTGTAAATATGGCTATATCCAATGAGAGTATCAAAGATGCTGTTGTTGATGGTAAGAATAGATTAAATGAAGCTGCAACGCAGCTTGAAGCCTCAAATGAGAAAGTCAAGACTCTTACAGAAGAGCTTGCTAGTGTCAAGGCAAAATTAGCTCTAGAAAAGAAAATTCAAGAGTTAGATGAAAATAAAAAGAAATATGCAAGAAAGATGCTTGCTAATAAATCTGAAGAATTCATCAATGAAAACTTTGACTACACTTTGGGGCTTTGGGAAAAGAATGAAGAAGTAAAAACAGACAATATTAAAGAAGAAGCTGTTAAAGCTGCTACATCCTCTGAGGTTGATAGGCCAGTAGTAACTGAGTCTGTTGCAACTGGTAACGATGCTGCTGATCCTTCATTCAATGCTTATTTAAGCGAACTTAAAAAATACTAATTTTTAATTTCCTGAGGCTATAAGCGCCTGAACAGAAAAAAATGGTCGACAAAGATAATAGGAAAATTATTCAATATGTCTAAACAAATTCGTCCTTCACAGTCTTACATTAGTGAAGATCGCGCCAAACTATTGACAGAGAAGTGGGCTCCAGTCTTGGATTACACATCTAACAATGTTACGGCAATCGAAGACGATCATACACGCCTAAACACTGCTATCCTCTTGGAAAACCAAGAGAAGTGGTGCATGGAAGCCAACAATACTGCTGGCCCTGGCTCTGTTCTAGGTAGCTGGACCGATGTCGGTAACCAGTTCCCTTCTCAGAACGATACAGGATACAATTCTGGCGATTATCGTCTTCCTAAGATCCTCATTCCAATGATCAGACGTACGTTCCCTGAGTTGATCACTAACGAAATCGTTGGTGTACAGCCCATGAGCGGTCCCGTCGGACTTGCTTTCGCTTTGCGTTACAAGTACGAGGGTGCTTCTCTAGGTTCACAAATCAACAATGGTGACGGTGCACCAAACGTCTCCGGCGCCGCCGGAGGCCCTCAGGCTCAGTCCTCAGGCGCAGAGCTAGGATATCAGTATCTTGATTCCAGATTCACTGGCACTAGTGCCGGTGCTCTTTCTGGTGATGGTACTTATTTCAACATGCTCGCCAGCGACCAGGGTGTTGCTCAGTTGCTCGCTAATTTCGAGTTAACAAGCAAGATTCCTCAGGTTGTTGTAAGCTTTGAGAAAACTGC